CGACCTAAATCAAGACCTGTCAAGTTTTTTCTGTATAATTCTCTATAAATTATTAGAGTTCCGTCACTTCTATCAACTGCTCCCCATAGACAACAACTCTCTGAAGCATAGCCGTAATCTATGCCTTTGACTCGTTCCCAAACAACAGGAATATAAAAAGGCGCAACAATATGCGCTTCTGGATCAAACTCAACAAATGCAGCACCTTCCGCAACATCCCAATTTCCTTCTAAGAGCTGTCTGCGCTGAATAGGAGGCAATGCTTTAAGCATTTGTTCGTAGCGACCATCTTCAGCAAGATAAGGATTATCATCCAATCTAGCTGGTATAAACTTACGGCTTAAACCATCCTTTCCTACGAAAGAACTATTCGGATCTATAGGATCTACATACCTTTTTTTAACCCATTGTGCGCCTACTCCACCTGGGTTAGCAGTACAGCGCAGGTATGTTTCTATACTTGAATCTGTTGTTCTTAATCTAGATGCTAGATAATTCCAGCCGAACTCAGTTGGAAGATGAGTAATCTCGTCAAAGCCTATCCAAGAATATGCTTGTCCTTGATAACGATAGACATCTGCATCTCGTTCAAGGAATCCAAACTCTATCTTAGCTCCGCTTGGAAAGTTCCATAATTTCTCAACTTCACGAAACTTACATCCTGGAAAAGCTTGAGGATAAAGTTCTCTAGACTTGTCTATTAGTTCTCGTAACTCTGGCATAGATCTTCTTAAAATCAAAGCTCTATGCGCTTTTTTATGAGCATAGCGCAAAGGATCAACTAACATTGCGTAGGATTTACCACCACCTGCAGCTCCTCCGTAAAGAACATCTCGTTCTGGTGCAGCTAAGAATTCTGTTTGTGGTCCTTCATTAGGATGAAAGACTACGTTATCTTTTTCTATTTGGCTTTGTACAATAGAAGGAAGAGAATCTAATTCAGAATCTAAGACAACTTGATTATCTGCTTTTTTAGGGCTATCAATCTTTTTAAGAACTTTCTTTTGTGTTTTTAAAGCAGTTTTCTGATTAGAGATCTGCGTTTGTAGTTTCTTTATTCTCTTTTCTTTTGCTTTAACAGAACGTCTAGCACTTATTTTTGCTTTAGTCTTACTATGATAATTATAAGTACTTTTAGATCCTTTAGGTCTGCCTGCCTTTTTTTTCTTTTTCTTAGGTTGCGGTGAATCCGAGTCTTTCTGGTCTTGTACCATATTTTTTATCTATAATTTTTTTTAATCCAGCAGGACTAAGTTTTCTTCCTGTGTAGTCTTCTAGCCAGTAGCATCCGTCACGTAAAGAAATTTCTTCATTTACGATCATTTCTTCTACAGCTTCGAGAGCTTCAAGTTGTTTTTCAACAGGCTCTAAGTATTGATTATCATCTTCAGAAAGCTCATAACCAAAAGGAATAGTAGAGCTTCTACGTTTTCTTAATAATATTGTTTTTTCTAATAAACTTTTCATATTCTTTTTTGGAATACATTCCATCCAACTATTAATTTTCCATGACATTCACATATAAAGGGAGATACGAGTTCTTCTTCTGTACTCTCGTAGTCAAAAGTAATCTCTTCGCCAATCTCAATATTTTTAGTAGCAACTAAAAAAGGAGATGTAAAATTAGGAACAATTACCTTTGTGTTGGGATCACAATGATGATTTACGTGTCCTCCTTCATAGTGTTCTAAGTGTTGCTCTCCTATTTGTATTGAAGTTCGAGTAGGATATGGAAAATAATTACCATCTAATTCTAATACTTTAGTTCCATTTACAAATCTTTTATTAGTAAAAAGACCTTTCATTCCGTCTTTTATTTCTTTTATTACAAGTGTTTCATTCATGATACTATCCAATCAATAAGTCTTATTAATATTTTTTTAAAAGTTAAACGCTGATAAACTATATAATATTTATTCATAAATTAATCTTTAATACTCCAACACAAGTTGTAAGAAACAATACTACACTTAATCCAAATATTATTTTTATTGCTTTGTTGTTCATTCTCTTGTTATACTAATAATACAATTAAATTCTTTAGTAATAATAACAGCGCAAAAGAATTTAATATAATTAAAGATCTATCTTCCCACAATGCTGCAACTACTAACCAACCTATAACTCCAATAATCGAAAAACTTAAATCATATAATACAAATCTTTCTATTCCTCTCATTGACATTCCAGTAAGAAGAAAGACACTAGCTATCCATTTAATATACCAATCTGGAGTATATTTAGGTGTAGCTGATTTAAACCATCTTTTAGAATTCTTTAGTTCTTCTTGGCTTGGCATCACATCCAAACAATAAAAACAACAATAAGATTAAGTAACATAAATACAATTATATCGATATTCATATATTATTTTTTATCAGTTTCCCAACAATTCAAATTAGCAGCTACTGTGCGCCTTTCGCCTTCACCAAAGAACGGATAGACCATATGCTGCATCCAAGAAGGGAACATCAACTGTCTGCCAATCTTCGGTTGTAAAGAAATTGATTGTGGCGGTCTTAATCTCTCAGTATCCATGATTTGATTACGACCATAATTAAAAGCTAAGAAGCCATCACAAGCGCCTGAAGAATTATAAAGAGTATAATTATCTTCTTTTTCTAAACTTATTTCTCCTAGTTTTCCTATTTGCTCTGGAACCATTGTCCAACAGGTTGTGCTTATTCCCATGATTGTTTTAGTTCCGTGATCATGTATAGGATTGTAGTCTCCTTCAAAGCTATGTACTGACCACAATTCATCTATATCTACAATGCGTGGTTCAAACTGTGCGCCTGTTATCTTACAATAAGTATCAATATAAGTAGCACCCATAGCTGTAAGGAACTTGTAATAGTCTGTTAATAGCTCATGCTTATGATCCATTAACAATTGCTCTCCATGATGGATCTGACCAACTAATGTATGCGATAAGGACTTCCTATCGGGATCTTCTTTATATTCGTCTAAGTATTCGTTTAAATCATTTACTAAATTCTCAGGCAGTTGACATTCAAACATTACAACCGCAGGAAGATTATGAACCTGTAGATTAATATCGTCAGTATTCATTATAATATAAAACCTTTAATTAATTTTAATAAAACTACGTATGGTAAATAATGGATTTTATGAAATTTATAACCTCTTTTTATCATTGTATCTTTTTTAACCCATCTTTTAAATCCATTATCAATATATTTTCCTTTATATTTTAATACTGCATGACCATTTCCGTTAACTTTACAATGCCTGATTTTAGATTGTCTTTTAATCAAGCTCAGAAACATTCTTATTAGACTTCTACCTTTTAGATTATATAGAACAGTTAGTGCATAATCTTCACAATCACCTTTAAACGGCTTTCTTTTCATTATATTCCAATGATCTCTTCTTCTATCCTTAGTATATATAAAGTTTTTATTTAAATCTTTTAAGAAATCCATTTACTAACTCCTATTCTTCTTTTTTTTCAATCTCATAATCAGTAACTTCTATTACTTCTTCTTTTGCAGGTAATATAAATACTCCACCAGTTACATTATGATTAACATCCAATCTTTCTTTTTTTGTAACTCCTACTCTGTCTAGTATTGCTTGCGCAGCTTGTAGTTTATTCTGTATCTGTGTTATGGGTTTGTTGGTATTCATTATTTCAACTAACTTGAAAGCTGCTTCAGGTGCGCTATGTGCTAATATATCAGTTGCAAAGTCTATTATTTCATCTTTAAGAGCTTTAACTACTTGGTAGTGGCTTCCGTTGCTGTAACCTGCCAATTCTGCTGCTTGTTTCAAGTCTCCGTTAGTAGTAACTAAACAATCTAGGAACTTCTGTTGCTTATCAGTTAGTGTTTTGTTTCTATTAGGTTCTGTTAAGTATGTATTAGCCATTGTTCTTAACAGTATAGGACTAGTTAACAGATCTGTCAAGTACTTTTTTATATAAATATAGGAAATAATACTTGACAGATTTGAAATACGTCTGTATAATATACTTAACCCTGCCTGGGTTCAATACCTACAATAACCACCCTCTTTAAAGTATATAAGATATGCCCGATTTAGCGCATTTTTAAAGTTGTGCGAAGTTAGTTAACATTTGAAAAGTTGTTAAAAATGTTCGACTACTAGATATATACAGGGGGAGGGGGGATGGTCGACTGCCTACGGCACTTTACCATCTTTACCAGGTTTGTCATGTCTTTTGATTTCTTTTATTTCGCAACTTGGCAAATCTGCAAAATTATAAAATCTGTCTAGACGATTATTAATTTTTAAAACTTGGCAAATTTCTCAAGTTAACAAGAGAGCTGCTAACATTACAAAGTTATATTTTTAATATTGAAACTTTGGAAATTCTGCAATTTCAGTTGTTTATATTATTTTTTAAATTCCCCAGGCAAATACAAAACCATTTAAGAGAATAGGGCCATAATTTCAAAACAAAAAAAAATAGGCACACTAATTTAATTTAAGAGTCTAAAAAAGTTATTTATTATTTATTGTTGTTAGCCTGTTTTTTGGGTTTTAACTTCCTCTATATTCTTTGCAACAGCATTGACTGCTTTTGCAACTATTCCATCAGAAGTTTCTTTGATAACAGAAAAACTAGAAGTTAGTTTTTCCTTATTGCTAGGAAGTGATAATTGCTCTTGAAGTATTTCATTCATTTTGTACAAATCATTATCTACTTTCCTACTGACTGATCTACCTATCTTGGCAATGTTATTCTGTTCTTTTTCATCAGTTATAACTTTGCGACAGTCTTCTATCAGTCTTATAAAATTATCAAAAGAATTTAAACAAGAGATCAAAGAAGAGCCGATTTTCGAGTCTAGCTCTTTGGTTCTTTTCTCTTCTGCTTTTTTATCTTTGATAACTTTATTCATTGCTACCTTATCGGTTTTGATCTGACTCAGTCGATCAGGAATATTTTCCAAAGAACTATAATCAGAATGTAGAACATTCGTATTATTATCTTTGGCAAATTCCATCAATTTAGGTAACTGAGCAATCAAAGAGAAGACATCCTGTAGTCTTTTAGAGGGTAATCCATGATTACCATTATCTAGATCAGGATGTTCTCTCATACATTTTTTATAGTGTTTCGCATCAGCTCTATCTTTTGGTTCTTTCGAGCCTTCAAGTTTCGCCATTTTTGGTTCACTATAAGCAATGGATTTTTGGCTAGGAAGTAAGAACAAACACTTGGTATATATCTCTTCTCTAAACTGACTGACAATTTGTTGAATTGTCATATCAGAAGTATTGACTAGATATATATCTGCGTAGTCTTTAAATCCTAGAAGTATTTCTTGTGAAAGATTTACTGTTCTATGCGATAGATCAGTCATATCTTTTACAATATCGATAACAGACTCAAGAGCCTGAGTACCGAGTTTTGAAATTCTACTTGCAGACATTGCTGTCTGTTTTGTAGAAGTTTTTTTCTTTACATTTTTTGTATTCATTTTTATATCTCCATATTTGAAAAATGATATTAATAAAAATGACTAACAAAAAAATAAAAATACTTTTTTTATCTTTAAAAAATTAGTGTGCCTAGAAGACTGAGAGTTTAGTGTTCTGATGTACCTTGTAAGGTCTATAAATCCTAGTCTTAAGTTTTTGCAATTCTGCTACCGAGTTTGTTCTCTTTATAACTACTAGTTCCAATAAATCGTTGGGCGCTGTCGGTGTGTCTATGTAAAGAATATTAATTCATGTAAATATTAATAGCAAATATTCGTCTAGACGATTTTAAAATATTCGTCTAGACGATTTTAAAAAATTAATGCGTATGAGTGTATATGTGCAGCTATGTATGCCTGTATGTGTGTGTGTTATGTGTGTGTGTTATGTGTGTGTGTTATGTGTGTGTGTTATGTGTGTGTGTTATGTACGTATGTGTGTGTGTTATGCGTATATATGCCCAGGGTTCTCTTATGTTTTTTATGTGTGTGTTATGTATACGTATGTACGGGCCTATATGTATGTATGTATGATGATCAAAAAATAATAGGTGCTTTCGTCTAGACGAATATTTGCTTTTAGCAGCAGTTTATGAGACTATAATAGGGTGGTTTTTCTTTTAAAATCATTAACTTAAAAGGAGTTAAACTTAAAATGAAATTGCTCGGAAACATATGTTTTTATGGCGGTTCATTCTTACTTATCTCTTCAATGCTGCTAGGCAGTAACCCACTAAACACTTTGGAAAGTGTCGTACTTTTTACAGGTCTTTCCTTTATCGGTTTAGTTGCGATTATTGTAGCCCTGGTTTGTTGGAGTTATGATCTTGGATGAAATTCGTCTAGACGAAAACAATTTATAAAAATAGAGGAAGAAACAAATGAACACAGAAAATTTATATATTGAAAGTGTTTTAACAAAAGATGACCTAGAGGAAGCTAAATTTTTAGCTGTAGCAGAACAGCTACCACTTAAGCAAGCTAAAGATTACGTTCTTAGGCAAAAAGAAAACGAAAGATTGCGTAAATTAAACAACGCAATTTTATGGTGAAATAATAATGGAAGGTTTATTATTCGGAATAATTGACAATGGCGTTCTAGCTTATTGTGCCATCAAAGGAATAGACCTGGACTCAAAATTTAATTACGGCAAAGTTAATGGTGCATTATATGGCTCACTTTTTGGAAATTCACTAAGTGATTTTATAGGTGCGCTCTTCGACTTTGGAGGGCTTATCGCATTACAAATAACAATTGGTTGTTTGATTGTTATTCCTTTCGTTAAACTTTATTACTACATTAAAAGGAGGTGACAAAATAAAATGGCCCAAACAGGAATGGCATCTGCCATAATAAAATACTTCGGGAAGAGAGGTTCAATTTCTGAGTTTCAAAAAGAACTTAAAGAACTATCAGAAAAAGAAAAATTGGAGTTGGCTCAAGGTTGTGCAAAAGAACTAGGTCTAACTCAAGAGAAAGTTAATTTTCCTTTATCTCTGAAGTAGCTGCAAAAGAATGAGGTCAGGCAGACGAAAACTTGCGTCTCAAAATGTTGGTGAGTTTGCCTGGTCTTCTTCCAAAAGTGTGTTGTGAATTTATCCCACTAAATTATTCTGTGAGTTTTATATACTCATCATGTGTGTTGTGAATTTATGTTGTGAATTTATATTTATGTTGTGAATTTATGTTGTGAATTTATGTTGTGAATTTATGTTGTGAATTTATGTTGTGAATTTATGTTATGAATTTATGTTGTGAATGTGTTGTGAATGTTATGAATGTGTTGTGAATTTATGTTATGAATTTATGTTGTGATAAAGGACACCTGTAAATTTGACATTCATAATAATTTCTGTATAGTAATAATAATGGAAAAGCAATGAGACAAAGGGTTTCAAAAAGAAAAAAGAAATTTAAAATCGTCTAGACGAAAACAAAAATGGGAGAGAAAAATTATGGCAGCAAACTATAGTCAAGGGAAAATTATCCACAGAGAGATAGAAGCTATGATGGGTTACAGCCATCCGTCTGCTTTCAGCACAGGCATAAGTTCAAGAGAAGCAAAGAAACAAAAGATGAATAGAAAATACAAAGACCTATGGACTAGAAAAAAGAACAGCGTTCATATGAGATGTGTTGAGAATAGTAAATCAAAAGTATGGAGTTATAGAAGATAACAAATTTAGTTTTTAAATAATAGGAGAGAGAGAGAGATGGCAAATCTAAATTACGAAAATCAATATGATGATGTTACGTACTCGGCTAGTATAAGCCAAGATCGTGACGGAATTATTGCAGTAACTTTTAGATCAAGATCATCAGGTCAGTCTATTACTATATATGGACTAGACTCAAACCAAATAGGTAATCTGTATGGTGAGATGGAAGATCTAGAGATAGGAAACGAAAATTATTGGGAGGAGTACGATAGAACAGGAATACCTGAAGATACTCCCGACATCACAGACCAATATGGTGATGATCCAATGCTTACTGAATTTTAATAGCCTTTAACAGTAGCTAGGCGATAATAAAATATGGCTACGACTTTACAAAAGAAGAGGTAAAATGTTATGAGTGATAATAAATACATAGTAATAGCAAGTGAACTTGTGATATACAAAATTACTGTTGATGCTAAGAACGAAGAAGAAGCAGAGCAAAAGGCTTACGATATAGAAGATCTTGAGAAACATATAACTGAGTATAATGGCTTTCAAATTGACTCTGTAGATGTTGTTCTTCCGATACAAGGATAGATGACAATGATAGGACCAAGATTAAGCAAAGCAGGTAAGATGCCATGCAGATCATGGAGTCTTCAAGCTAAAGACACCTGTCCAGGTGCTAGGAAAAACAACGGAGAGTTAGTGGATGCTTGTCTAGGTTGTTATGCAACGACAGGAAACTATAACTATCCGAATGTAAAGGCCCCTCGTATTCATAACAGAGAAGATTGGAAGAGGAAAGAGTGGGTATCTGAAATGGTCGAAGAGATCGACAGCAATGATAGATACTTTAGATGGTTTGATAGTGGTGATATATACCACACTAAACTAGCTGAGAAAATCTATGCAGTATGTGCTGCGACACCACATTGCCAACATTGGATACCTACTCGAAGTCATAAGTTTAAGAAGTTTAAGTCTGTGCTTGAAGCCCTTGACTCGTTACCAAATGTTATGGTAAGATATAGTTCTGATAGCATCGTAGGAGAATACACACCTGGTTTGCATGGATCAACGATCATGCCCGAAGAACACAAGGACAGTAGCATAACCAAGTGTGAAGCCTACGAGAGAGGTGGAAAGTGTGGCAGTTGTAGACTGTGTTGGAACAAAGACATAGATGTAATAGGTTATGTCCAACATGGTCGCAAGATGAAGAGTGTAATGTTAAACAAAGTAAAGGAGAAGTAGTTATGAGAGACAACATGAGTAGAAACATTGTGTATGGATATAGAACAGATGAACGAAGAAAATTCTTGGTTGATGTTTATGCTATATGTGATGCAATCAATCACGATGAGGTTCCATTTTCAGAGGATTACTACGTATTCACAACAGAAAGAGAACGAGATAAGTTTGCTGAAAAAGTAGTAAGGGAGAATTGGATATGAAAATAAAAGACAACTCAAGCCATAGATTCATGGCGAAAGTTCCTAATACTGATGAAGGGTGGGAAAAAATAGAAGCTCTTAAAAGTATTATTAACAAGGATAGATACCGATTGGTATATAAATACAATGGAAAAAGTATTCCAGGAGTTTACAAGAGAGGTTGGTATCATTGTAAGAAAGAGTATGCAACAGAAGTAAGAGTGTATCTCAATGTTAAATATCCCATACAAGATCGTGAATTGATAGATAAGAAAACAGCAGATAAGAGATGGGAAATTCAACAAGAAGAAATGAGACACCGAGCAAAACTCAGAAGAATAAATGAAGAGTATTCGTGGTATTTAAATAAATAATAAAAGGAGGATAGTCATATGTCACATTGGAGTAAAGATGCTGTCATACAGCAAGCAGAAGATATAGCAGTTAATGATATGAATCTACTAGAACACTTCACATTTGTAATTGAGCATAAGCTACTAGATAATGGAGAGTTAAACCGATTGTTTCTAGATGAGTGGTGGCAGGATCGCTTAATAAATATAGTAGCCAAAGAATTAGTAGAACAATTAATGAACCAAAGTCCATATTAAAAAGGAGTAAAACAAAATGGAACTAACAACAGAAGAAGAAAAGGAATTATTTGAAGGCGCACCTAATCAAGAGCCAACTCTAGAAGAACTAGAAGCAAGAGTATGTACTTGTGGTGAGCTTATAGAGAAGTGCGAAGATGCTTACGAGCATATAACACAAGGAGTTTAAAATGAATAAGCACGGGCCAAACGATGGTTGCCTATGAAATCATCAATGATGAGGAGTAAAATCATGCCAAATATATTTACGTGGATAACTCGTAATGAAGACTTCGGAAGATTCTACAACTTTGGTACTCTCGTGAAAGGGAAGTACGGAGTTAGAATTAACAAGAGTCGGTGGGAATTACCTTTTCGTACAGGTTTAGGACTTGAGTTCCAACTTGGCAAAAGGTATATCACATTCAAACGAGCATAAACAATTGAATGTGAGGTAAGAAGCACCTATTGTAAAGCTTCGGGAGGTTTGGTAGGATTTAATTTTAATTAATGGAGTATGATATGGAAAATTATATAATAGCATTTCTGTTTAGAGGAAGTGGAATTTCTCTAGCAGGAGCAGGACTTTATCTGCTGATAGAAACAGCCAAGAATATTCCAGAGCTGATGTATCTTTTTACACCTATCTTTGGAACGATTGGACTAGTGGCTGGTGTATTTGCTATCCTTTGGGATGGTTGGAAATGAACCCTTGATGGATAACAAGACATCAACACAAACAGAGATATAATAAATTAATAAATTGAACAGGAGGTAAAAAATAGTATGGATATCATAGACTTAAATAGAAAAATTAAGAAGGTTGTCACCAGGTTTGAGGACAAACTAGATCTAAATAACTTTGGATTATACATAGATCCTGAACCCTTGAAAGCTTGGGAAGAACCTGAAGAACTAGATGAGATTGTTATAGACGAACAACAAGAAGAAGAAGAAGAATACAAAGAACTAGATTTTTCTTATTGACTTTGTTTTGTTCGTGTGTTACCATCTATATATATATATATATAATACATAAAGAGGTTATAAGGATAATGAAGAATAATGTTATAAACTTTAAAGAGTTTAAAGATACTATAAAGTATAAGAAGAAGAAGAAGATATACTTTATAGACTTTATAGACTGGAAGAACTATACAATTCCAGTTGAAGCAGAGAGCGAACAAGAGGCTAGAGATATTGTAGAATTTAAATGTCTCATAGAAGGCATGTTAAAAGATGAGCCTACTAACCACTTGTTTGAAATTGTAAAAGTGCAATGTGATGAGGTGGAATAGAAATGGGTAAAGAAAAAAAGAAACCTTTCTGTATTCAAGTTTCTCGTTATGTTCGAGTCAATCAGGATGTTCTCAATGAGAGAGCTGAAAGAGATAAGAAAAAAAAGAGAAAGGAATATTTGAAAGAAGCTTTTCCATTTTTAGAAACTGAATAACAATAAAAAAAGGAGAGGAGTTATGCAAGCTCAAGAAATCATCAATGCCATTTTTGATGTAAAAACAAATGGCGAACTGAACAAGATCTTTACGGCTGTTCGTGATGCTAGAAAAGGGATAGCTTTAAGATCTCGTAATACTTGGTTTGTTGGACAAGATGTTAATGTTGTCGAAAGAAACAGAACAACTTCTGGTACAATAAAGAAAGTGAACCGAACTAGGTGTTTAGTAATACTTCCGCAAGGAAATTACAACGTGCCTATGTCAATGTTAGAGGAGGTTTAAAATGCCAGAACCAGTAGAAGAAAAAACAGAATTCATAGTAGAAGTAGAAGTTAGCGGTCATTGGACTGAAAGATATTCGGTGAAAGCTACATCAGAAGACGAGGCTATGGATAATTGGCACGATGGTGAATACATCGAAGCATACAATTATGATCCATATGACTATGAGCCTACAGAATGCTATGAATACTAACAGGAAGCACACAATACTGGATTTGTTTAGTGGTATAGGTGGATTTAGCTATGGCTTGGAGCGCACAGGAGGTTTTGAAACTGTTGCGTTCTGTGAAATAGATAAATATGCTCGACAAGTACTAAGGAAACACTGGAAAGATGTGCCAATTTTTAATAACGTAGAGGAGTTAACTTATGAAAGACTCAAAGAAGAAGGAATCGCTAGACCAACTGTCGTTGTGGGAGGATTTCCATGCCAAGACATCTCCGTTGCAGGAAAAGGAAAAGGAATTGTCGAAGGAAAACGATCAGGTCTTTGGTCGGAGTTTGCAAGGATCATCGAAGATGTACAGCCAACGTGGGCAATTATTGAAAATGTATCTGCCCTTCGATCTAAAGGACTTACCCTGGTCTTACAAGATCTCAGTCAGATCGGGTACGATGCAGAATGGCATTGTATACCCTGTTCCGCAATTGGTGGGTTACACCGAAGAGATCGCATATGGATCATCGCAAGACCTAACATGGCCCACACCTAGAGTTAGTGATACCGAAGGTGGTCTTGTTAAGAATGTTGAGGTCGAAGATGGAAAGTTCAGCCGTAAGAACAAGAAAGGTGTTCGTTGGGGAGTGAAACTAAAAGATGCGGTGAACCATATTGAAGAACAGAAAAGAGATATGTGGGCAACACCTAACACATTGGATCATATGCCTCCTAGATCAAAGGAAGCTATGGAGCGACAGTTTGCTACAACCAGGAAAGGTAGAACAAAGCCATCTAATTTAAGAGAGCAGGTTCATCCTGATATGTGGCCCACTCCAAGAGCTGGACTAGGTATGGGTATGAAACTTACTAAGAACATGGCAAATCTCCGACATAAGAAATACCTAGAGACTGAAGTGGCTTACAAATTTTGGGAGACACCTTACTCTGGTATGCACAAGGTAGATACTGACAACGTGGAGTATCACTTGAAGAGGAAGAAGAAAGGTAAGCAACTTGGTTTGCCTGGACAAGTACATTTAGAAGAAAGGAAACCAGGACACTTGAATCCTACATGGGTTGAATGGTTGATGGGTTATCCCGAAAACTATACATTAATAGAAGATGAGGAGGAGTAGAAGATGAAAGAACTAGAACAAGTAATAAAGAGACAAGGTTTGCTGAATTTTGCGCAGTATGCAAAGCACATATGGATGGAAGAACCAGAAGGTGTGCCTAGAGTAGCGCAGAAAATTCCAGGTAGAACACAAAGACTCAAGCAGTTGGGCAACTCTGTAGTGCCACAGATACCTGAGTTTTTGGGGTATTGTATTTTAAATTATGAGGAGAAAAAAGATGAGTAAAGAAGAAGAAGCAAAGAAAGTTATCGTTATTGATCCTGTTAATGAAACAGTTTCAGAAACGAGATACAAAAGTTATGAAGAGCTTTATGATCTTGGTAACTTTGATCTATTTACCTGTTCTATTGTTGATTATAATAGCGACATAGACAAAGGTAATGATCTATTTATAGACGATGAAGGCTTGTTGAAAAGAAAGCAAAGATACTTTACATTTACAGGTGTTGGTACTTTTGCAGGTAGAGGTCTACTGATAGGAACAAACTATTCTACAGGTGAATCTATTTCTACATCTTGGACACTTGACCAAGCGATACGTGCTGTGTCGTTTGAACCAGAAGGTTTCAAGATAGATCCATACATGCAATTTATAGGACTTAATTAAAATAGTTCTTGACATTGTAGGGGTATTCCTGTATAATCCCCATTATGACAAACTAGATACTGATATCTAGTTGTGAATTTTAATAAAAAAAAAGGAGGCTAATTATGGCTGTATTAGAAGGACCAGTTTATTGGGCAAGCTTGAGCGTACCCAATTCAACTTTTGATCCTGCAACTTATCAAGCTACTCTAGTAGTTGATCAAAAAACTGCTGACGAGTTTGAAGGTAAAGGATTTAAAATCAAAGAAATTGATGAGCAACCTGCTTTGTTCTTCAGGAAGTATTACCAACGACCTGACGGAACAACTAATCCTCCTGTTCGTGTTGTGGATAAAGCAAAAAATCCACTAGATGTAGCAGTAGGCAATGGTTCTAAAGTTAGGGTGCAGTATCAACCAAGAGTTATTGAGAACAAGTATGGTGTCTTCAATTGGTTGGAGCTACAAGCAATCCAAGTTTTGGATCTTGTAGAGTACAACAATGGGCAGACTGACGAGTTTGATATGCTCGATGACGATGCTGATGACATCGAATTTTAATTGAAAGGAGAAAAAGAAATGGCTGAAGAAGCACAAAAACCTTTCATCACTATTGATGATGTACAAATAAATGTTGAAGACTTACCTGAAGATGGTCAAGCTATCTTTGGTAGGATTCAACGCTTGAACCAAAAGAAAGTGAATCTTGTATTAGACTTGGAAGAAGTCAATGCAGGATTAACCTCTTTTACGAGCAGTATTATTAGTATTATCAATGATGATGGTGAAGATGTTCCTGACATCGAAGAAACTGCAGCGTTTCCTCCAGAGGATATGGAGTAGTTTCAAGTCCAGAAGCTAAGTTGGACTTTAAATATAATAGCAAGAAGGCAGGAAGTGCCGACATTAAACTTCGGTAGGTGGTAGGCTTCTAGTTTTTAAGAGGAGCAAAACAAAATGGACACAGAATTTGTAGAATTACACAAACCTTGTCCTCTTTGTAATAGTAGTGATGCGTGTTCTATTAACGAAGACGGATCAGCAAAATGTTTTAGTTGTGACGAATTTTTTCCAGACTATTACAAGACAACAGGTGAGGTGAGACCAATGACAGCAACAGCGACAGCAACAGTAACAAATATAAAAAGAAAAAATGTATTAGAAGTTCCTAAAAATGGAATCTTCACAAGGATAGAACACAGAAATATATCAGAGAAAACTGCTAGAAAATATGGAGTAAAGATTGTAGTCAATCAACTACATCCAGCAGAAGTAGGCGATCAGATTTTTCCTTATTATGCAGACAACCAACTCGTTGCCACAAAAATTAAATACAAAAAAGACGGAGTTAATAAAAACTTTAGAACAACTGGCTTTCTAAATGAAAGCGGTTTGTTTGGCGAACAACTATTCAAAAGCGGTGGAAAGTATTTGACCATTGTTGAAGGTGAGTATGATGCACTAGCAGCATACGAAATGTTAGGATCGAAGTGGGCAGTTGTCAGTATTAAACAAGGAGTGCAAGGTGCTGTTCGTGACATAAAAGATAGCCTTGAATTTGTAGAAAGCTTTGACAATGTAGTTATCTGCTTTGACAGAGACAAACCAGGACAAAAAGCAGCTAAGAAAGTAGCAAGAATACTTACTCCTGGAAAGGCAAAGATAATGCGCCTACCTAATGGTTTCAAAGATGCCAATGACATGCTCATGGCAGGTGCGAAGAACGCATTTAACCAAGTTTGGTGGGAATCCAAGATTTATACACCATCAGGTGTCATAAACGTATCAGAATACAAACTTAAATTCTTCACGAGAGAAAAGAAGAAGAGTGTTCCATATCCTTATGTTGGACTTAACAAAAAACTTTATGGCTTGAGACAAGGAGAACTCTTAACACTTACAGGTGGTACAGGTTTAGGCAAGTCTTCTGTTACTCGTGAACTAGAGCATTGGCTCATTAAAGAAACAGATGACAACGTAGGTATCATATCATTGGAAGAAGATCCGAACAGAACTATTAGTGGTATCTTATCCATCGAAGCAAACGCAAGACTGTACATTGATCAAGAGCTAGAAAAATTTACGGAAGATGAAATAAACAAACACTTTGATATTCTTTACAATGGAGAAAACAAGAATAGAGTATGGATTCATGCACACTTTGGAACGAATTCAATTGAAGAGATCTTTTCTAAACTAAGATACATGATAGTTGGTTGTGATTGCAAATGGATTGTCATAGACCATCTACATATGTTAGTATCAGCTACAATAGAAGGTGATGAACGAAGAGCCATTGATGCTATAATGACTAAGCTTAGATCTATAGTAGAAGAAACAGGTGCAGGTATAATACTTGTCTCTCACTTACGTAGAGTCGATGGTAATAAAGGACACGAGAATGGTATACAAGTAAACTTAAGTCATCTACGTGGTAGTCAATCCATAGCACAATTAAGTGATTGTGTAATAGCTTTGGAACGAAACCAACAAGCAGATGATCCTGACGAAGCTAACACAACAGTATTGAGAGTATTAAAATCGAGATACACAGGTGATGTTGGTTATGCAACAAAGCTCATGTATGATAGAGAAACAGGTAGGCTTATAGAACAAGCAACAGAAGACTACGAAGAAGAAGGAGCTGATTTAGAGTTTAACGATTATGCTTAGTTTAATTTTTGACATAGAAACCGATGATTTAAAAGCCACTAAAGTGTGGTGTATAGTCGCTCAAGATTCTGACTCTGGTAGTATATATAAATTTGCTCCTCACCAGCTAGAGTCAGGTCTTGAGTTACTTAAATCGGCAGACAAATTAATAGGACACAACATATTGGGATTTGATATTCCTGTTATAAAGAATATTTTAGGAGTAGATCTTAGTAATAAAATATTAATTGACACACTTGTATTATCTCGTTTGTTTAATCCTTCAAGGGAAGGTGGACATAGCCTAGCAATGTGGGGATATAGATTAAAATATCCTAAAGATAATTTTGAAGAGTTTGAAATCTATTCACCGAAGATGTTAAACTATTGTTTGCGAGATGTTCAAATAAATAAGCTTGTTCTAGAAGCTTTGAAAAAAGAGTCGAAAGGTTTTTCAAAAGAAAGTGTAGCTCTTGAACATGGAGTAGGTCTTATTATGAAACGCCAGGAAGAAGATGGTTTTGAATTTGATAAACAACAAGCGGAACAACTATTAGCATATCTTTACAAAAGAATGGGAGAAGTAGAAGACGAAGTACACGAAACTTTTAAACCTAGAAAAGTATTTGAGAAAATTCTTCCGTCTTATAAGAAGGATGGTTCACTTTCCAAGTTAGGCTTTAACGAAACAACAAATAAGAGAGTACATTTACTTGAAGAAGAACACACATTACTTAAACTTGGAACACCTAGCTTTGTTAGGACACACGAAGAAGAATTTAACCTAGGCTCTAGGAAACAAATAGGAGAATACTTACAAGACTTTGGATGGAAACCTAAAAAGCGCACACCTACTGGTCTACCTATGGTAGATGAAAAGACTTTAAGTAGAATAAAAAATATTCCTGAAGCTAAATTGATAGCTGAATATCTTTTACTTCAAAAAAGAATTGCACAGATTGAATCCTGGATAGAGGCTGTTGAAGGTGACGGAAGAGTGCATGGATTTGTCATACCAAATGGTACAATTACAGGTCGTATGGCACATAGGAAACCTAACATGGCACAGGTTCCATCAGTTAAGAGTCCTTATGGTACTGAATGCAGAGCTTGTTGGACTGTACCAAAAGGATATAAATTAATAGGTGTTGATGCAAGTAGCCTTGAATTAAGAATGCTTGCTCACTACATGAAAGACGAGGATTTTACAAATGAGATCATTAACGGAGACATACATGCCCGCAATCAAAAAATTGCAGGACTTAAATCAAGATATCAGGCGAAGACTTTCATCTATGCCTTACTCTACGGAGCAGGAGATGCCAAGCTTGGGAGCGTGGTTGGAGGAAGCAAAGATACTGGTAGAAAACTTAGAGAACATTTCTTTGATAGTCAACCAACATTTAAGACTCTACGAGATAGAGTTACAAAAACAGCAACGAAAGGTTTCGTCAAAGGAATTGACGGAAGACGAATACATATAAGGAATGCTTACTCTGCTTTGAATAGTTTGCTACAAGGTGGAGGTGCTATCGTTATGAAACGAGCATTAATTATATTAAACAATAAAGCAAAGAAAAGAAACTTAGATTATAAATTTGTTGCTAACATACACGATGAATGGCAAGTAGAAGTACATAAGGCACATGCCGAATACTTTGGAAAACTTGCAGTAAAAGCAATCCAGGAGGCAGGAGATTACTACAACATGAGATGCCCTCTTGATGCACAATACAAGATAGGAGAAGATTGGAGTGAAACCCATTAAACAATTAGAGTTAGGTGGATTTGAAGCAGAAGAAATAAAAATAAATCCAGAAGATATACTAGATATTTCTAAATGTGCTATTCTGTTCGGAGAAGGAGGACAAAGAATAAAAGATTTAAATCGTACATCAGAATTTTTATTATCTGTTCCAGAAGATAAATATACTTTGCATAAAACTGGAGCTAAACATATGCTGCCTGCTTATAAAGATAGAAATGATTTTCCTTACGTAATTAATAATTATACAAAACGTATATTGAAAACACAGTTTAGTAGGTCTGTTTATCCTAGTTTTACTATATCAAATAATAATATAGGTAAGACTATTTATTGTCACAGACTTTTTGCAATGGCATTTATAATAAATCCATCACCTAATATTACATACAACGTAGACCATATTAATGAAGACAAATTAGATTACTCTATACAAAACTTAACATGGGTATCTACATCTCAAAATGCGACAGCTATAAAAAATACAGCAGATAAAAAACAAAGTAAATTTAAAATATATACTAGCGAAAATTACATATAATAGGGAATATAAACTATGGTTAAAAAGAAAAAAACATTAGACACTTTAGTAAAGGACATCTACGATAAGTTAGATACACTTACAGAAGGCAAGTCATTAGGAGTATCAGACGATACTGCTACTAACTTTGGCAATGCCATGAAAGAAGCACTCTTAAACTGGTCAAGCGAACATCCAGTTGACAAACCAACATTAAGAATGTCAAACATTGGCAAACCAAACAGACAGCTATGGTACGACATGAAATCAAAAGCAAAGACAAAATCTTTTTCTGCACCTGTACAGATTAAATTCTTGTACGGACACATCCTGGAAGAAGTAGTTTTGTTCTTGGCTCGTTTAGCAGAACACGAAGTTACTTCAGAACAAAAAGAAGTAGATGTTGATGGTATCAAAGGACACATGGACTGCAAAATAGACGGAGAAGTTATAGATATTAAGACAGCATCTAGTTTCGCATTCAGAAAATTCAAGGAAGGAACACTTCCTGATGATGATCCCTTTGGTTATATGGCACAGATAGCGGCTTACGAAGAAAGCGAAGGCACAGACAAGGGTGGTTTTCTTACTTTGAACAAAGAGAACGGAGAATTGGCTCTATTTAGACCAGACGAGCTAGATAAACCTAACATAAAAGCTAGAATAAAACTGTTAAGAGAACAGATGAAAGAAGACACACCTCCTGATTTTTGTTATAGTCCTATACCAGATGGTAAATCTGGAAACATGAAACTACCTAGAGGTTGTGTATATTGCAGACATAAGTTTGAATGCCATAAAGATTCTAATATAGGACTGGGTTTAAGAGTTTTTAAATATGCAAAGAAGTTTGAATACTTGACAAATGTTGCAAAGCTTCCACGAGTACAGGAGGTTACAAATGAGTGGAAAAAGAGACAAAAGGCTACGTAAAAAAGGTAAGAAAATATTAGTTGAGTGGTTACATTCTCTTTTGCCTGACACAGAAGATAAAAATACAATAACGATAAAAAATATAGAAGATTATTTATCAGAACAAACTCATATATATTTGAATAGAAAGTTTATGCTTAGTGCTTACTCTTTGAAATGGATTTATAAACGAGTTAAAAGAAACCCTGAATTAACTTTTGAACAACTCAAAAAGGATTTAGAAAACGGACAAAACCTATGATAAAGAAAACTAAAAAAATAAAACAGTTAGAAGATACAGGCACAATAGAGATTGATGTCAATACAATTGAATTAGAAGAACTATTGATAGCATTAGGCGGAGTTCTATTCGCAGGTGCAGAAATACAAGAGATAGATACTCCTCTGTTGTCTCGTCTAGAAGATTTAATAATAGCAGAAGTTCTTATTCGTGAAAGCAGTATACGTTTAGCACCTAAAGGGGAGACGATGCACTAATGAAAAGAAAACCTAGAAAGAAAAGACCTACGGAAAAAGGACTACCTAAAGGATACGATTCCAAATGGGAGTATGATCTACATAAAGAACTACTAGACAATTGGGAACACCATAAAGGTTTGATAGAGTATTCTATTCCGCATAAATATCATCCTGACTTTTTACGAATCATTGATGATAAGATAATATACCTTGAGACGAAGGGTAGGTTTTGGGATTATGCCGAATACAATAAATATAAATGGGTTAAAGAGGTACTACCTAATGATTGCGAATTAGTATTCATATTCTCTAATCCTTCTGCTCCTATGCCTGCAGCAAAGATGAGAAGAGACGGCACTAAACGAAGCCATGCAGAATGGGCAGAGAAGAATGGATTCAGATGGTATAGCGAAGATAGCTTTCCTAAAGAATGGAGATAGATAATGGCAAAAATGATTTACTATAATGAAGAAGAAATGAAAAATGTTTTAAATGCAGAGGGATCAAAAACAATGACAGACTTAGTTAATAATCCGCCACACTACAACAAAGGCGAGATAGAATGTATCGATGCTATCGAAGCTATGCTGACATACGAAGAATACGTAGGATATTTAAGAGGGAACTCTTTAAAATATCGTTGGAGATTTAGATATAAGAATGGTGTTCAAGATTTAGAAAAAGCTGAATGGTATGAACGAAGATTAATGGAGACTTTAAAAGAAAATTAATAGACGAAATATAAATTTTGGGAATGAACAAAAAATATG